GCGACTAAACTCATTAAAAATAATTAAAAACCAACAACATTATGCTTACCCAAATAAAAAAACAAAGAACAAGGTTCAAATCTAATTTCAAAAAAGTATTTACTACCAGGCTAAAACCAATGCCAAAAATTAAATCTTTTGTTAAAGAAGATCGCATATTGCAAAAACAATTGTTAATGCAAAAAACAGAAAGTGAAAGATCAATAAGAAGGTTATTCGAAATGGAAACTTCTTTAGATTGGGCTTTAAAATTTATCCCTTCCGATTACCAACACCAAATAGGTGGATTTAGCTTTATTTAATTTATTTTTACTTTAAGGTATAACAATAATTGTTATTATAACTTTTGTTGTTATACTTGTATATTGTTTCCTTTTATTTTTTTTTCATTTAAATTAAATTATTATGATTTTAAAATTAAAGTGCCTGTGCCTTAGATTCTGTAACTTAATATTTTTTTCTTGGCTTTTTTCTTCTATAGCAATTATATTCCTTAGTATCGCTTATCCTAGTTTCTATGAAATAACTACATTCTCGCTTTTTATTATGTTCTCTTTCTTAGTATTATATACAATTAATTTAAAGGAAACTCATAAAGATAAAAGATCAATAGTGCAGGCAAGGATAAGATCAAGAAATATTTTAAAAGAAAGTCATGCAATCAAGTAGGGATTTAAGGCAAAACCAATGTGTAGATAAATACTTTAATGTATTAAAAGATAGGTCTAAAAAAGGAGCTACCATCATGGCAGCAACGGGTTTTGGAAAGTCTAGAATGGCTATCTCCATCGCAAAAAGATTTAGAGTTAAATTTGATGACTTAATAATAATTGTAGTCCCAACTAAGCAATTAAAAAAGCAATGGGAAGGACATGTATTAGATAATAAAATAAAAAATGCAGTAGTAACTATAATAAACACAGTTGCCCTTAAAAATGATAAATACAATTGTGGGCTTTTAATTCTTGATGAATTACACTTATATGCAGCCGAAAAGTTCTCAAAAGTATTTAAGTTAATTAATTACCGGTATATATTAGGATTAACAGCTACTATGGAGAGGCTAGACGGTAGGGAAGAGTTATTAAAACAATATGCCCCTATATGCGATGTAGTTACCCAACAAGAAGCTAAGAGAAATGGATGGATATCTAATTTCTTTGAATTTAATTTATCTATTGAATTAGATGAGAAAACCCAAAAAGAACTAGATGAAATTAATGGGCTTAATAACAAATACCTTGCATGGTTTAATTGGGATTTTACAATGGCTAAAAATTGTTTAGTACTCCCGAATGCCATAAACTATGCACAAAAGATAGGGAGTGATATAGGAATGGTAATAAATTATGCTACCCAACTAATGGTTGTTATAAGAAAACGTAAAGACTTATTGTATAACTATCCTGCCAAAGTAGATGCTGCTATTGAAGTAATAAAAAATGTACCTGTTAAAACTATCACCTTTGCGCAAAGTATAGAGATTGCAAATAGAATCACAAAGGCTTTTCCTGTAGAATCATTAAATTATCATTCTAAAATGAAAGCTAATGATTCAGAGATGGCATTTAAATTATTCTCTAGTAATAAAATAAGAATAATTAATACAGCAAAGGCTTTAAATCAAGGTACAGACGTTCCAGATATTGAATTAGGTATTATAACTTCACAAACATCTAGTTATGCTTCTCATACGCAAATAACTGGAAGGTGCGCCAGAGTTCACATTAAAGAAGATGGTAGCTTAAAGCAATCTTGTGTAGTTAATATTTATATAAAAGGATCACAAGAAGCTGTTTGGCTAAAATCTGCACAAAAAAACTCCGCTAAGGGGATAATAAATGTCTCTAGTGTTAATGATCTTATTTCTCAATTAAACAAAATATATAGTTTATGATAGAAAAAGTATATTGTACACAAATAGATGGAGAGTGGTTTGTTATACCTATAGAATTTAAGGAGGAGGTGTTAACAATTTTAAACAAAATAGAACTTCTAGAAAAGTCAGACAATGAATCATGCTACCATTTAATTAAATTTTTTCACAAAAAATATATTAAATATATGGTAACTACTTCTTAATGCCTTAAATTCAGTTAACAATTAAAACAACTTAAAAGATAAAAATGATAAATAACATTAATAGTTTTAATAAACTCCTAATCAAATATAAACTTGATGCAAATGAATTTCACTACTTGTATATGATATACTTGCAAGATGAAGATTTATTACTCGAATATATAGAAGGATTAGAGGAAACCACCAAATCTCCCAAAGGGATTGATTTGCAATCATTAAATAAACTTATCGAGAATAAATATATAATCTTTCATGGGGACAAAAACACTCCTAATGAATATAGGTATACTTTATCATTATATGAAGTTGTACCTAAAATTGCTAAGAAGTTATGGATTGATTTAGAAGTAGCGGGTGAAGAGTTATGGAATACCTATCCAGGATTTATAACTATTGAAGGCAAACAATTTCCTGCTAAAACAGGCAATAAACAATTACTTATAAAACAATATATGTTTTCTATAGGAAATTCAGTAGAAAAACATCAATTTGTGTTATCAATGATTGAAAAAGCCTTAAGCAACAAAGTCCTGTGTTTAGGTATAGAAAAATTCATTACAAGCGAATATTGGAATACAATCTCTGATTACTCAGCAACAACAGGCGATACTTCATTCTTTGATTATTAATCATTATGACTTTCCATCAATATATTTCAAAAGGTATTTCCGGCAAAAATCAAGGATTAAAAAATGGCTTTAACAAATTAAATAAATATTTATATAACCTACTACCCTCTACTTATTACCTTATAGGTGGTGGCTCTGGAGCTGCTAAAACCAGTCTGGTAAATTATATTTTATTTAATGCTATTGAAGATGCCAAAGTACAAGATAAAGAGTTAATAATTTTATACTATGCTTTTGAGATAGGAGAAATGCCTATGAAAGCTGCATTTTTATCTAATTATATCTATACCAAAACAGGTGTAGAAATTCCTTATGAAAAAATATGCGGGTTAGGAGAGAATAGATTAACTGAGGTAGAGCAAGATTATGTATATGAACATATAGGCTACATAGACGATCTATTTACTAAAATAAAATTCTCTTTTGTGCCTAATAATCCTACAGGAGTTTATAAAGATGTTATTGAAACATGTGAGAAACATGGAGCATTTGAATATGAAGAATATGAGAGGGAAGGGGTTACTAAAAAAAGAAGATCTAAATTCATACCTCATAAAGATAATTGCCAGTTTCTCCTTGTAATGGATAATATCAATATTCTCAGGGAAGAAAAAGGGATGAACAAAAAAGGTGCTATTGATAAGATGTCAGGATATTTAGTAGAATTAAGAAACCTTATAGGATTTACTCACATCGTTATTCAACAATTTAATGGCTCCCTAACTTCAGTTGAGAGGCAAAAATTTAAGGGTGGGGAGATTAGTCCTGTGCAAGGAGACTTTAAAGACAGCACAAAGACTTATGACGATGCCGATATTGCCTTAGGAGTTGTAAATGTATGGGGCATGGGAGTAGAAGAGTGGAAAGGGATTAACTTAAGACAAATGCAATCAAAATTCAGATTATTACACTTGATAAAAAATAGAAACGGACAAGATAATGTTCAAATACCCTTATTATTTGATACCAGAAATAAAACATTTATTGAGTTAGATCGAGAGCAACATTTATCACCAATAGTAAAAAATCACAGTGTTGCTAAATTCTAATTTTTAATCTACATTCACACCCCCAATAAAAACCAACAAATATGTCAAAATCTATTTTAGTAATAGGCGAAAGCGGTTCGGGTAAATCTACCTCAATCGAACACTTGGATCCTACCACTACATTTATAATTAATATAGTAGGCAAAGACCTTCCTTTTAAAGGAGGTAAAAAAAATAACACTAAGTACAGCAAAGAATCAGGAACGGGTAATATGACAACTGCCAATGGAGCAGAAACAATACTAAAGATAATGGACGCAATTTCCAGTAATGAAAAACTTTCTAAATACAAAACCATTATCATTGATGATTACCAATACATAATGAGTATTGAATTTATGGAGAGAGCCAAAGAAAAAGGTTATGATAAATTTAATGAATTAGCACAAAATGCATTTAGTGTTTTATTAAAAGCTTCCAAACTACGTGATGATTTAACTGTAATAATTTTAGCACATTCTGACAAAGATGAATCAGGTAAAGTACAACTTAAAACATTAGGTAAAATGTTAAGAGAGAAGATGACTCCTGAAGGATTGTTTACTATTGTGCTTGTTACTGATAAAGCCAAGAACGAAGATGGAGTTATAAAGCATTATTTTATAACAAATAGTGATACTAATTCTATTGCAAAATCTCCAAGAGGTATGTTTGAAGCCCAAATAGATAATGATCTTAAGTTTGTTCTTGAGAAAATAAAAGAATATGATGAAGGCGAATAAAAAATAGAAAATAT